AGTGTAGATTCGATCCTTGCCGTGTCTCCAACCCCAAGTTGAAACGACCTCGCGGGAACCTTCGATGGCCGTGCATTCACCGTCGATGAAACGTGCGGTGTATTCCCGCCCGTTGACCATGACTTTTTTCTTTTCGACGTTGACGATGTTCATGTTGAGTTCCTGTCTGATGTTGCGAAGTTTATTTGTTTCAATGTTCAGTTGTCAACAAGTTTTTTTATAAAGGATTAGGCGGCAGATGCCGCCCTCTCCCAGAGTTGGTTGACCTCAGCGATAGCGTTGTCGCGATTGCTGTAGGTCACCCGGTCGGTGCCGATTGCCTTGATGTTCATGTCGCTATCTTTCAGCACATCATCGAAGTGTCCGCATCGACCGTACCCGCCAATGTATTTCGGGTAGATAAACTCAGTCACCCGAAACATCGCCCGTCGAAGCATCGATGGGTGAGCGAGAGCGAATCCGATCCGATCCATATCCACCGGTTCCTCTGGGCGTTTAACCGTGACAGAGGCGATGATGCGATCCTTGCCATGAGCCGTGACGTGGCAGAAGGCGACGAGTTCGACGCGCTGACCCGCGCCTTGGATCTTGTCGATCAGAGCGATGACTGCCGCACCGCGATTGATGATGTCCTGTGCATCCACCCATGCACTGCACACCACATTCACCGCGATGCGAACGATGGGCTTCGCGTTCGATGCACCATCGTCCTGCGGAACGAACATGTTCTCCGGAACCCCTGCTGCGTAGCCGGGGATGCAGGGGAACGCGCCGACCGGGGCATATTCCCAAGTCGGCCCCGCCTCGAAAGTCACCTTCACACTCGCGGATTCGACGGCCTCAGTGGTCGTGGGGCATCCATGCTCTGCGAGTTCGATGCAGTGTTCCCATGAGTGGCTGCGGGTAAATTGATAGTCGCGTTCCTCCGACGCGCAAACCCCCTTCCAGTCGGGCAGGACAGGCTTGGTCTTGAGGTCATGCATGAACTCATCCCATGAGTCTGCGTTGTAGTTGTAGTCGGTCATGCTGCGTTGCTCCATTCTTGAAACTGACGGGGCAGAGACTCAGACACCTTGGCGCGGTCGGCTGCGGTCATCGACTTCCAGAGCAGCGACTCCGCAACCTTGTCTCGCGAGAGACCGGCGCTGAGTAACTTGCCGCCCTTGATCGATGCGCGGGGCGATACGACATGGCGAATCTTGTGGGCGCGAACCGCACGGCGAAACGCCTGTACATATCGCGTCCACTCGTCGTTGGAACTAATCGCGAGTTCCAGTTTCTCGTCGTAGTCCATGGTGACGTACATGAACCGGTCGAGGAAGGCGGCGTCCAATTGGTTCCGTCCGACATACTGGGCATCCGCACCGTTGCCGAAGGTGTTGGCGGCAGCGATCACAACGAAGTCCGCATGACGTTTAACCGTGCCATGCGGGAACGCAGCGATCTCGTTGGCAAGGATGGCGTTGAAGGCAAGCAGCGCCTGTGCGGATGAGGCATCGACCTCATCGAACAGGAACACACCGCCGTTCACATAGGCGCGGTACAGGTCGGTCTCCATGTACTTGCCTTCGGGGTTGATGAAACCCTGCAACTGGTACGCCATACCGACAGCACCCGTCGAGTAGAAGGGCAAGCCCAGAGCCTCAGCGGCTTGGGTCGCGATGGTGGTCTTGCCCGACCCGGCAGGGCCGACCAAGTACACGTTCTCGCGAACGGAGAGGGCTGCGAGGACATCACCGAAGACCGGGTGACGGTGACCATCGGGGAGGGTGCGAATCTCCGCGCCCTGCTTGATCTCGATGCGAATCGGGCGGTGCTGCTCGACTGCGGCAACCGCAGCAGCGACAGCGTCCTTGCGGATGCCATCGATGGTCGCGGCATCCAGTTCCGCACGGGGAACCGGGGCAGGATCGACCCCGTTCCAGACCGCAAGCAGGACATCGTCCGGTGCGTTTGGTGATTTGCCTTGACGCACAGAGTGCATCTTGAGGTAGGCGCGGTCTGAGTCAGACAGCGGCAGCGAGAATGTGCGTTCCATGATCAGCCCTCCACCTTGAGTGAGTCGGTCGCGCTGCAAACCGGGCAAGCCGATGCGCTGTGTAAACGGTTGCCTTGCAGGGCAGAGACACGGGCCGTCCACCCGCAATCGCGGCACCACAACTTGAGCAGTCGCGTCCCCTGCTTCTTGCGGGCGTTGGGGTCAACCTTCGCGTGAGGGTAGTTGCCCAAGACCTTGACGATGCCCTCCAACTTGCCGCGCAACTCGACACCGGGAACCGTCGAGGTCAACGGGCCTTCGAGGCCAATGGCGCGGGAGATACGGGCGAACTCGCCACGATGTCCGCACTGAATCCCCGCCCAGACATGGGCGAGTTCATGGGCGAGAACCGCGACCACATCGAGCGGCTTGTCGAGGATCGGGTTGATGAACACCTCGAAGGTGCCATCGGCAGAGATCGACGGGTCGAATGCTTGGCCCAAGGTGACCTTGCCGGTGCGGCTACCGCGATAGCCAATGGGGAATCCACAGGCGACCCGATACTTGCGCTGCGACCAGTCGGCAGCGGCGATATTCGCGGAGGGGAACACATCGTGCTGCAAAGCGACGGCAGCGGCGGCGAGGTAGGTTTCACGTTCAGTAAACATGGCAGACTCCTGTTTCGTTGTCGGTATGTTGGCAAGTTTAGACGCTGCACTGTGCAGTCGTCAACCTGTTTTTGTTTAGACGATGCCCAACGGCATCCCATAGCGCACCCGGTGGGATGCGCTACAGGCTGACGGCGGACAGACCTACACGTTGTTGAGCCGCAGCGTGATTTCCACGTCGCAGTCACTGCGAACGAACTCGCGATCAGCAGCGCAGAGCAGCGCGTCGAGGCGTTCGATATCGTCGCCCTCTGCGTCCAGTACCGCTTCAAGATTGGAAAACACGATAGCGTCACGGGGTGACCTGTCGCTGTTGAATGCGAAACCGGATTCGACCCGGTGGAACTCGCCAATGTAAAAACGAACCATGATTTTTCTCCTGTTGTGATTGGTCTCGTCAGTACCCGCATGACGGGTAGACATCCCGGCCTGTTGGCACTCAAGCCCGAAGGCGCGGGATGTTTCGACCTAGTTGTTTTCGAAGTCGAGCGGCTCTGATTCGAATGGCTCGACCTCAGCCCTGCACATAGTGCATTGGTCGTTGCATTGCGATTCCCATGCGTTGTGCCAGTAGTAATCGCAGGATTCGCAGCGGTAGTGGTTCTGGAATAGGTCGCTCATGCGGCCTCCCCAGTGGCCTTTTCGATAGCCTCTCTGGCGATGTTGTCGTATGTCTGCCATGCGACAGGCATCGCGTCGAAGTGCTTCTGGTAGGCATCGACGATGTCTTGCAGCGCGGCCAGAAGGTCTGGCGCGGCTGCGATCAAACGGGCGTTGGCGTTGATGGTGGGCGTGTTCCAACCCGCCTCACGCGAGTCTTCCATCCTCGCGATGACGGTGTTGTCTTCATTGGGGCAGCGAATTTCCACGTTGTGAAAAACGACCCAAGGGCCGGGTGAATGATTGCTCATGGTGTTCTCCTGTGTTTATCAAAATGACCGGGCAGCAGAACGAAGTTCGTTCAGTGCTTCTGGCGTTCTGGCGTATGCATGGCCTTGCAGCGCCCAAAACGGCGACTCGCACTCCCCAGAGTCGTAGGCGCGCATGATTGCGTCCTGCTCCAACGGACACGGGGCATTGGTCACATAGTCGATACCGCGAGTTACGTCCGCGAAAAACACGCGACCGTCCGAGAGTTGGGTCGCGGCAATCCGTTGACCATCCGCACCGTACATGCGGCCTGTGTTGAATCGAATGATGTTCATGCTGTTCTCCTGTTGTTGACTCAGTGCAGCGCACTCGTCGAATGCGCTCTACTCAGTCGAAGGTTTTTCCGGTTCGTTGGGCATCGTCAGACTTTCGGGCGGCTGCTGTACTTGCAGGTCATTGCCTTCAACCCTACGGCTTCACCGATGCTTTAGGCCGGGTTCCCCCTTCTAGGGAACCGCCGGGCTGCTTGCGCTCATCCGGCACCAGAACCTTTGTTTTTTCCCTACCGGGTGGCCTGTCTGGGGGGCCAGTGATGCGTATCCTACGGATTCATGGTCACATGTCAACGTCTAAACAGATAAATTTATCAGCCTATAGGCTAAGTCATTGATAATCGGTCGAATTTAGTTTGCGTGTAAACGGGTCGAAAGGTAGGATTCGGTGAGTCGGTCACGCACTCAACATGCAAAAAGTTAGTCAGTACACTGGAAAACAAGGGTAAAACGCATCATGGCAGGTATGACAGACGAATACGGGTTAACACCAAAACAGCGCAAATTCGCTGAAAACGTAGTCAATGGCATGTCAATCGCGGATTCGTATCGCAACTCGTATGACGCAGAGAACATGAAACCAGCGTCTGTGCAGCGTCGAGCAGCGGAATTGATGGTGGACGGCAGGGTCAGGGCATGTATGGAGGCGTTGGCGGCTGAGAAGAGGCGGCTGAGTGAGGTAAGCACGGTTTCAGACCGTGACAACCTCATACGCCTGTTGCGTTCATGGTCTAACGGTGAGGTTCCCGCCACACAGACGCAGTTACGCGCTGCGGAACTACTGGGCAAGGCGTGTGGCCTGTATCGAGACGTTGTCGAGGATCACCGTGAGCGTCCTGCTGCACTGGTTGCGGCTGACCTTGAGCGGCGGCTGTCATCGTTACTCGCCGCGCAGCAGCACAGCGTCACGGTCAACGTCATGGAGCGTGTAAACGCGGTGGATGACGCTGAGGTTCCGGGGGAGAACGCCTCTATCGAGGCTGGTTCCGGGTCGGAAACGTCGCTGCAATGACGGGGCGAGGGGGTTAAACGTGTTGCGAGGGGGTGGAAAACGACGAGACGGCACCCCCCCGCTGCGATTTGACTCCTTATATTGATCTCCTACATACGATTTCCCTCACTCGACCACCTACTTTTACCATTGTTGCGTCTAAACAACAGACGGGGTATAGGGGTTAAGTTCCATTTCGACGTAGGTGTAGGGTTTTGCTGTAGGGAAAAATGATTTCGCTGTAGGGAAGTGCGTTTCCAGAAAAATTTTTTGCAAAAATTTCCAGAAAAACACCTTGACATTCCCTCTTAAATGTGATAAAATCGGACTTGTCTTGTGATTAAACGGTAAAAGCGACTTGAATTTTACTGTATTCGCGACGTTGTTGTAGGTCAGACAGGTTTAGACTGTTGTGGTCCAAGTCGCTGCCCCCCACTCTTAACGGTGGGGGTTCGCGAAGAGGTGAATAGGGGGACAAGAACATTGAATGTGATGAAACGGGGGCTATTGTCCCTGCATTTTGAGGTTATTTCTCTTGCAACTCACTGTTGAAAACCTTCCTAAAATCATGGCCTTAGTGCAGAACTTGCCTAATGACCAGCAGAAGGAGTGGTTAGGGCTGTTAGAGGAGTGGGAGAAGGCGAAATCTAAGGAATTGGCTCAAGAGAAGTTCATTCCTTTCGTGAATAAGATGTGGCCGGGGTTCATTTCAGGCCGTCATCACAAGATCATGGGCGAGAAGTTTGAGGAAATTGCTGCGGGCAAACTCAAACGGTTGATCATCTGTATGCCGCCCCGTCATACCAAGTCAGAATTCGGGTCTTTCTTGTTCCCGGCGTGGTTTTTGGGCAAATACCCCCACAAGAAGGTCATTCAGTCCTCTCACACGGCGGAACTTGCAGTCGGATTCGGTCGAAAGGTCCGAAACTTGGTCGATTCGGAGGATTACCGGGGGATTTTCCCTGACACCTCCCTCCGTGCGGACTCCAAAGCAGCCGGTCGTTGGAGTACCTCCAAGGGTGGGGAGTATTTCGCTATCGGTATCGGGGGTGCGGTGACCGGAAAAGGTGCGGATCTTCTCATCATCGATGATCCCCATGATGAACAAGAGGGACAATCGGCAGATCCTGCCGTCTTTGACCATGCCTATGAATGGTACACCTCCGGTCCCCGGCAAAGATTGCAACCCGGTGGGGCCATCGTTGTCATTTGTACCCGTTGGTCGAAAAGAGACCTCGTCGGACAGGTCTTGAAGGCATCCGCCCAGCGCGGAGGGGATGAATGGGAGGTCATTGAGTTCCCGGCGATCATGCCTTCAGGCAAACCCCTCTGGCCGGAGTTCTGGCCCATCGAAGAACTGGAGGCCATCCGGGAAGAAATCCCGACCCATAAGTGGCAAGCCCAGTACCAGCAGAATCCGACCTCCGAAGAAGGCGCATTGATTAAACGCGAGTGGTGGAAAGTCTGGGAACAGGATTCCCCACCACAGTGTCAGTTTTTGATCCAGTCATGGGACACCGCTTTCCTCAAATCCGAACGCTCGGACTACTCCGCCTGTACCACTTGGGGGGTGTTCTACCACCCAGATGGCTCTGGAGCCATGCAACCGAACATCATTCTCATGGATGCCCACCGGGAGAAGATGGAGTTCCCGACCTTGAAGAAGCGGGCCTATGAACTCTACAACTACTGGAAGCCAGACACCCTGATCGTCGAAGCCAAGGCGGCAGGTACACCCCTCATTTTTGAACTTCGGGCCATGGGGATACCGGTCTCCGAATACACCCCCTCTCGCGGGAACGACAAGATCGCCCGTGTGAATGCCATCGCGGATCTCTTTTCGAGTGGAAAGATCTGGCGACCGAACACCCGATTCGCTGAAGAAGTCATGGAAGAATTTGCGTCTTTTCCCGCCGGAGAGCATGATGACTATGTGGACTCGTGTACACAGGCACTGCTCCGCTATCGCAGGGGCGGCTTCGTGTCTCTTCAGTCCGATTACAAGGATGAACCGGTCTATAAACGCAAAGCGTCTTATTACTGAGGATTTAAACGATGAAAGGCAAGACTAAGAAGTCTGAGATGGCCGAAGCCCCGAAATCCCGCAAGCAGCCCAAAGACATGTTAAAGGGCAAGATGAAGGGTCTCGGCAAGCCTGTGATGGTCGGCGGTGCCATGCGATCTAAGAAAATGTATGGCGGTGGCGAGACCATGGGAACGACTGGCGTTGCCCGTGGTATGGGCGCTGCCGTCAAAGGCGGTAAGTTCCGCGACCTGTAAGGGGAAAGACCATGGCGGTTGATCGCGCTCTGATGCCCTCTTTATTGGGGGGCAGTCCTTTAGATGTTCCCGTCCCGGACATGAATGAACCGACCGTGGTTCAGTTACCGGATGGCGGAGTGGAGATCAATCTCTCCCCGGAACCCTCTCCTGAAGTCGGTCATGGCGACAACCTCGCAGAGTTCATCGATGATTCTGTCTTGGGAAGCATGGCTTCGGAACTCGTCACCCTCTTCGATGCAGACAAAGATTCTCGCAAAGAATGGGAAACGACCTACATCAAAGGACTCGATCTCCTTGGACTCAAGATCGAAGATCGTACTCAGCCATGGGAAGGAGCCTGCGGTGTCTTTCATCCCATGCTCTCTGAGGCGATTGTTCGCTTCCAAGCACAGTCCATTCAAGAGATCTTTCCTGCCAGAGGCCCGGTTCAGACCAAGATCTTAGGTCAAACCACCACCGAAAGAATCCAACAAGCCGAACGGGTTCAAGAGTATTTAAACTATCTCTTGACCGAAAAGATGAGCGAGTACCGCTCAGAGACAGAGAAACTCCTGTTCTCTTTAGCCCTCTCCGGTGCCGCATTTAGAAAGGTTTACTACGACCCTTCTTTGGGAAGACCCGCATCGATCTTTGTTCCGGCAGAAGATTTTGTAGTGTCCTACGGCGCAAGCGATCTCATTACCTGCGAACGTGCAACGCATGTGATGAAGAAGACCTACAACGAGATCCGAAAACTACAGGTCTCCGGATTTTATGCAGATATCGATCTGCCTCCTCCTTCACCCGATATCACCGAAATACAGAAGTCCTATGACAAACTGAACGGTGAATCCAAGGGAATGGATCTGGATTCTCGTTATACGCTCCTCGAAATGCTCGTGGATTATGATCTGCCCGGCTTTGAAGACACCGATGACATGGGTAACCCCACCGGTATCGCATTGCCCTACGTCATCACCATCGATAAGTCTTCTCGAAAGATCCTCTCCATTCGACGGAACTGGTATGAAGATGATCCTTTAAAGAAGCGCCGTCAGCATTTCGTTCAATACACCTATATCCCCGGACTCGGCTTTTACGGGTTTGGATTAGTGCATCTCGTTGGAGGACTCGCAAAATCCTCCACCTCCATCCTCCGTCAGTTGGTGGATGCGGGAACCCTCTCTAACCTTCCGGGCGGATTAAAGACTCGCGGTCTTCGCATCAAAGGAGATGACACCCCGATCATGCCGGGTGAGTTCCGTGATGTGGATATCCCATCCGGTGCTTTGCGCGACAACATTACCTTCCTTCCCTATAAAGAACCTTCGGGAACGCTCTATCAATTGCTCGGCAATATCGTCGATGAGGGAAGAAGGTTTGCCTCTCAAGCCGACATGAAAGTCGCGGACATGAACGCGGAGGCTCCTGTCGGAACGACTCTTGCGATCATTGAACGATCCATGAAGGTCATGTCAGCCGTGCAGGCGCGTTTACACGCCTCCATGAAGAAGGAACTGAAACTGCTCTCGCAGGTGATCTTTGACTACGGTCCTACGGAATATCCTTATGACATTCCGGGTAAGGAACTCACCAAAGAAGACTTCGATGATCGGATCGATGTGATCCCCGTCTCGGACCCCAATGCGGGAACGATGGCCCAGCGGATCATGAAATATCAGGCCGCATTGCAGTTGGCCTCACAAGCCCCGCAGTTATATGACTTGCCGATGCTTCATCGTCAGATGATCGAAGCACTGGGTATTGCCGACTCTAGTGAGGTTCTACCGAATCAGGAGGAGATCCCTCCCACAGATCCTGTCACAGAGAACATGAACGCCCTCACGATGAAGCCCATCAAGGCGTTTATCTATCAGGACCATGAAGCGCATATCCAAACGCACATGTCCTTTGCCCAAGATCCGCGTTTGCAGCAGATGCTCCAACAAGCCCCTCAGGCCGCACAGGCTATGCAAGCGACCCTCACCGCCCACATCGCGGAACATCTGGCTTTTGCCTACCGGCAGCAGATCGAGAAGGAACTTGGGTTTAAACTGCCTCCTCCGGGGGAACCGCTCCCAGAAGACATCGAATACCGGATCTCGGAACTTGTGGCCCCGGCGGCGGCTCAGGTCACCGGCAAAGCCCAACGCGAAGCCCAGATGCAGGAACAAATGCAGCAACAGCAAGATCCTGTCCTTCAGATGGAAATGCAGAAACTGCAACTCCGCGCACAGGAAATCCAGCAGAAAGCACAGGCCGAAATGGCCCGTGTCCAAGCGGATATGCAGAAGGCGCAGATGCGAATGCAGTCCGAACAGGCCCGCCTCAAGGCTCAAGAACGTATCGAAGGGGCGCGACTCGGCGTTCAAATCGCCTCGACCAACGCCTCGAACGAACTCCAGAGCAAGGAAATTGCCTCTCGCGACAAGGTCGAAGGGGCCAAATTAGGGGTCGAAATCGCCCGCGAGATGTTCGCCGCTCAGAAACAAGAGCAGGACATGAGGGATAGGAATGCCAACCGCAAGCGATAATGTCGCAGAATATCTGCGGAAATCCCTACGCCAGCAGATGAATGACATGGCCGACCATATCGCAGGTGGCGGCTGTGCCGATTTCAATGAGTACAAGCGGTGCTGTGGAGTAATTGAGGGTTTGGCGAGAGCCGAACGAGAACTGCTTGACCTCACGAAACAAATTGACGATGATTAAACGGCTTAACAACTTCGCTGTGTAAACAGTGCAACCGCCCCACATGGGGTGCAACCGCCGGAAGGTGCTTTAAACATGTCAGAAACTGACAGCAAGACTGCAAGTCAACTGCCCAAACCTACTGGGTACAAACTACTCATCGCTCTCCCCAACCCGGAAGAAAAGACAGAAGGTGGAATCATTAAAGCCTCTCAGACACTTGAGGCTGAGGAGATTGGGAGCATCGTTGGTTTTGTCCTCGCGACAGGACCGGATGCTTACAAATCCCCTGATCGTTTCCCTTCTGGTCCTTATTGCAAAGAAGGAGACTGGATCATGATGAGATCCTACTCCGGCACTCGCTTTAAGGTTCATGGCAAAGAGTTCCGTCTCATCAACGATGATTCGGTCGAGGCCGTGGTCGAAGATCCGCGAGGAGTAGTGAAGGCATGAGTACAGAAGCAATGACCAAGGAAGAGAAATTCTTCGGAGTTTCCGCCCCCTTGCAAGTCCCTGAAAAGGAAACCGCCAAGTCCGCCCCGGAACCCGAGGTGGAACTTGAGATCGTCGATGACATTCCAAAGCAGCCGGTTAAACAGGCTGAGAAGGAAGAGAACGACGAAGAACTGTCGGACTACAGTGAAAAAGTCCGCAAGAGAATCAACAAACTCAAGTACGAGCAGCACGAAGCCCAGCGGCAGAAAGAAGCCGCCGAGCAGATGCGCGAAGAAGCCATTCGCTTCGCTCAACAACTTGCAAACAAAAACCAATACTACGAGTCATTGCTTCAACGCGGGGAAGGCGCACTCGTCGGCCAGATCAAAGCCCGTGCCAATATCGCCCTTGAACAGGCCAAAGCCCTCTACAAGGACGCCTACGAAGCCGGTGATGCTCAGAAGATCATCGACGCTCAGGAAAAACTCCTCAATGCCCAGACGGAGTTTCGGGAGGCTGAAAGACACGAACGTGCCATTCAGTCTCGACCCAAGCCCCAGCCGGTACAGCAGGCGTATCAGCCTCCTGTGCAGCAGTATCAGCCTCCCCAACCGAGCAGCAAGGCTATGGATTGGACCAAGAAAAATCCTTGGTTCGGTCCTCAGGGGAACCGCGAGATGACTGCGCTGGCATACGGAGTCCATGAGACGTTGATCCGTGAACACGGTATCAAAGCCGATACGGACGAGTATTACGAAAAGATCGATGCTGCCATGCGGCAACGATTCCCAGATTACTTTGAGAAGGACGCAGATGACGTACAAGTCTCTGTTGCCCCTCAACGCACCCCAAACACCGTGGTTGCCTCAGCAAGCCGTAACAACGGCGCGAAGCCACGCAAAATCCAGTTGACTGCTACACAAGTTTCCGTCGCAAAGAGACTTGGCCTCACCCCCGAGCAGTACGCCAAACAACTCATCAAGGAGAGTTACAATGGCTGAAGAGCGCAAAATTCGTATTGACCGTGCAGCCGAATCGCGTCCTAGTGACTCGTGGTTGCCGCAATCCGCACTGCCGGTCCCCGAGCCGAAAGATGGCTGGGTGTTCCGATGGATTCGTACTTCTTCTTTGGGACGTTCGGATAACACCAACGTCTCACGCCAGTTCCGTGAAGGCTGGGAACCTGTCAAGGCAGAAGATCATCCTGAGTTGAAGATCCTCTCTGACATCAATTCTCAGTTCAAAGGGAACGTCGAAGTCGGTGGCTTGCTGCTTTGCAAGGCTCCGCAAGAGAAGATGTTGCAACGCCAGAAGTACTTCCAAGAACTTTCAGATCGACAGATCGACGGTGTGGACCGCAGTTATCTGCGGGAAAATGATCCGCGTATGCCGCTCCTTAATCCCGAGCGTTCAACGCGCACCACTTTCGGACGAGGGTAAATCCTTTTCTTTCCACTATTCGAGGTAATTTCAAATGGCTTCAGGAACTGATGTAACAGCCCCTTATGGGTTCCTGCCGATTAACCTCATCGGCGGTCAGGTCTATGCGGGTTCCACCCGTATGTACCCGATTCAGTACGGCTACGCGACGAACATCTTCTACGGTGACTTCGTCAAGGTCGTGCGAGGTTCGCTCACCCGTGTGTCGATTGGTGCTGCCACCAACTCGAATGCGGTGACGGGCGTTTTCTTTGGTTGCTCCTACACTGATCCGGTTACGAAGGACAAGCGTTTCAGCCAGTACTGGCCCGCTTCGACTTTGGCCGGTGATGCGGTGGCCTATGTGGTTGACGATCCGGACGCTGTCTTCAAGGCTGCGGTCTGCTCGTCAGGCACCACGATGGCTTCGGGCGCTTACGCGATGATCGGCACGAACCTCTCTGCCATCAACAATGCGGGTAATGCGAACACCGGTAACAGCAAGAACGCGATCCTCGCGCCAACTGCGACCCCGGCTACTTCGATCCTCCCGCTGCGTTGTGTCGGTGTGGTTCCGGAGACTTCGGTCTCTTACGCCGCGACTGGTTCGTCCTCCAGCACCACGATTACCCTCACGGGTTCGGGTCTTCCGGCGGCGATTCCGGTTGGAACGAGTGTGGCCTACTACGCTGCCAATGGTCAGTTGATTGAGACGGGTTCGTTTGTGACGGCTGCTGCCGCCGCTGGCGATACCTCTGTCACGATCAATGCTGCCATTGACGTGCCGGGTGGCGTCACGGACATTCCGGCTGCGTCGAGCATCGTGTTTACCGTCTACCGTGAACTGTTGGTCAAACTGAACGTTCTGACCCACGGTTACTACAGTAGCGTCACAGCCTAAGGAGTTCTAGAAAATGGCTATTTCACGCGCACAAATGTTGAAGGAACTCCTGCCGGGGCTTAATGCCCTTTTCGGCTTGGAGTATGCCAAGTATGAGGATGAGCATACGCTCATCTATGAAACCGAGAACTCCGAAAAGGCTTTCGAAGAGGAAGTCAAGTTGTCGGGCTTCGGCACGGCCCCGGTTAAGCCGGAAGGTCAGGCCATTGCCTATGACAACGCGCAGGAGGCTTGGACTGCTCGCTACAACCACGAAACGATTGCGATGGGTTTCTCGATCACTGAGGAAGCCATGGAGGACAACCTCTATGACCAACTCTCTGCTCGTTACACCAAGGCTCTCGCCCGTGGTATGGCGAACACGAAGCAGGTTAAGGCTGCTGCTCTGCTGAACAACGGCTTCACGACGTTCCAGTCTGGTGACGGCGTGACGCTCTTCAGCACGGCTCACCCGCTCGTCAACGGTGGCACCAATGCCAACCGTCCGACCGTGGGTGCGGACCTCAATGAAACGTCGCTGGAAGACGCAATCATTTCGATTGCGAACTTCGTGGACGAGCGCGGTCTTCTGATCGCCGCCCGCCCGCGCCGTCTCATTGTGCCGTCGCAGTTGATGTTCGTTGCCGAGCGCCTCATGGAGACCACTCTCCGCACGGCGACTGCCGATAACGACATCAACGCGATCCGTAACATGGGCGCGATCCCGGAAGGCTATGCGGTCAACCACTACTTGACCGACACGAACGCCTTCTTCCTCATCACTGACGTTCCGAACGGCATGAAGCACTTCGTGCGTACGCCGCTCTCGACCGGCATGGATGGTGACTTTGATACCGGCAACGTGCGATATAAAGCGCGAGAGCGGTATTCATTCGGGGTGTCTGATCCGTTGGGTATTTATGGCTCACCGGGTTCTACCTGATAAAACACCATAAAAATCAACTACTTACGTTGATTAGAGAAGCCCCCGAAAGGGGGCTTTTCTTTTTCTGTTGATTAAATTGCACACGGCATGTAGTTTACCATTTCAATAGATTTATACCGGAGATGGTGATGAGACAGTCCGTGATCTACAGAATCAGAAACGTGGTCAACGAAAAGTTTTATGTGGGGAGTACAAACAATGTGCGAGAAAGATTTCGCACTCACAGGAAAAAACTTCGTTCCAATAAGCATCACTGCGCCCATCTTCAATCGGCATGGAATAAATATGGCGAAGACTGTTTCAAGTTTGAAATTCTTGAGGTGGTCATTGATCAAGATCTTCAGGCGGTAGAGGATGAATGGCTTGCTGAATATGTAGGGAAACCAGAGTGCTACAACGCAGGTAAAAGATCTGGCGCCCCATGGCGTGGGGTTTATGGAGAGAAGCATCCTAACTTTGGGAAAGCCGTTAGTTCTGAACAGCGAGACCAAATCTCCAAGACCCTGAAGGAGTTCTATGCGGCAGATCCTTGGAATCATCCCCGCACTGGAAAGCGACATTCTGAAGAGACCAAGGCTAAGATCAGGGCTGCTATCGCAGGTAAAATCCCTACTGGGGAGGACCATTATCGTTACGGACAGAGCCTTTCCGAGGAGGTTCGTCGGAAGATAGGGGATACGCAGAGGGGTGTTTCTAAGGCTCCAAGGAGGGTCTCAGAAGAGGGAAGGGCGAAGATCAGGGCGAACATTGAAGCCGGACGTAGTCACAAGCATTGGCTAGGTCGGAAGCACACTGATGAATCTCGCGCCAAGATGTCTAAGCCTGTGCTGGCAATGCCAGACAATCTGACTTTCCCTAGTCTCACTGCCGTTTTAGAACACTATCAAATCAAGATGCCGACCCTTCGTCGAGCCTTGGCTTCTGGAAAGCCCATTGCCAAAGGTAAACTAACTGGACATTCATTCAAATACGCTTGACCTCTACACTCGCGAGTTGTTTAATCGCATTACCGGGAAAACGAGTCCACCAGACAGACCCGGCTGACGGTATGCAGACTGGTGGACGACTCGCATACGAGGTTTAAACATGGCTAAGACTACTTTTTCTGGTCCGGTTGAGTCGGACAATGGCTTCATCGGTGATGTGTCCGCGACGGTTATCAAGGCCGCTTCGGGTACGGTTACCAACCTGCTTTGCACCAGCCTTACGGTTGGCAGCACCAAGTTTGCTGTAGCAGTGAATGCGGCTTCTGGTTTGGTGTCCGCTCAGACGGGCTACATTCAGGTTCTCGTTGGCGCGACCACCGCTTACATCGCCTTGTACAAGAGCGTCACCGTTTAATTTTAAAGCGGAGGATTCTCTATGGCACAGTACGATGTCTGGGCGGTAAATCCGACCAGCGACGATGACTATTTCCGAACCTCTGCGACTATCGCAGCATCCGGAAATATCGCTCTTTTGGCGAATAATGTCGGCCAGTACGGTACGGGCTACAAGGTTTCCATTACTTCAGATGCCGCAGATGCCAACAAGACCTTCACCATCACTGGGGTCAAGGTAGGCGCTGAAGGCTACGATGGGATCGTGACCGAAACGGTGACGGGACCGAGTGCAACGGTGGTCTATTCGACCAACTATTACACCCGAGTCAATAGCATCAGCATCAGCGCGGCTTCGACCGGTGGTATCAAGATTGGTTACGGCGGAGATCTGGCGTTCCCCAGAACGCGGATCAAGCAGGTGCTTTATGTTGCCGCCGGAACGGCAGGCAGCATCACCTTCACCGCGCAGCCCAATAACACGGTAATTCTGAAAATCTTCACCCCGGCTGATGGAACGGCTAACGATGCCATGGTTCCGCCGGAAGGATTTCTCACAACC